TTATCAATAAACTCTTGAAGTGATGGATACTTCATCTTGATAGTAATGTTGTCATCAACTTTAATTTCAGATTGATGATTCTCTGGAATCACAACTTCAATCTGATCAATATCTACTGTTGCCTCAATTTGTGTTTCATTATCATCAGGGCAAGTAACAATCAATTCTACTGATTCACCAACTGACTTTGCTCTGATATGTAAGAACAAGTATTCAATATCAAAACTTGGAAGAGTATCAATCTTAATTCCTCTTGTCAAAATACAATCCTTTAATGTATTTTTGACAGCATTAGTAATTTCTTTTGTGCTTCCACTTTCCATAGCCAAGATAAGAATCTTCTCTTCCTTGACAAGAAAAGGTCTGTACTTAATTGTCTTTTTATTTGATGGTAACGTCAACTCATAAGTTGGAGTTGCAACTATTGGTAAAGGCATCTTGAAATATAAAGTTCAGTTGTGACTATTTATTGATTAAAATCCAGGTCCATATCTTCCAGATTGTCCAAGTCCAGGACTAAATCCTGCTTGTCTTAATCTTGAAGCTTCTTGCATAGCTTTAAGTTCTGCTACTGTTTGATTAATTGTAGATCTTGAAGGACCTTGTGTTGTTGTTTGTCCTGCTGCTTGTTGTTGTGCAGAATCTGTTCCAGGTTGAGCACTTGAATTGCTTGCTAAACCATCAGGACCATAAACTGTTCTAGTACCTAAAACTTTATTTTCATAATGATACACATCATAATTAAATGTAACAGTTGTTCTCAACAAATTAGCACCTTCATAAGAAACAGGAAGTGAAATAAGATTTGTTGGATATGCTTCTAATAATGTATAAATGGTTTGATTTGGTTCATTTATTGTTCCCCCAGAAATTAATCTATCTGATGGAGATTTAAAGTCTTTTTCAAATTTAGTGATAATAACTTGTTTTTTATACCCAGTATTATTAGCTCTTGGATAATTAAACTTTTGATAAGAATCTCCTCTTACACCAAGATTTGGACATATTGAAGATATCCACTGTTCAAAATACTCTAAAACTTTATAATCAAAATCAACATAAAAACTAACATCAACAGGAGGATAAACTCTTTTGTTAGCATATGTCTGAGTCAATCCTTGTCTATCACCAAAAACTTGTGTTGTCTCCAAAGAAGTTCCTGGAATGACTGCTTCATATGCAAGAAAGTTTATGTCATCATTACTCACACCACCAAATGATGAGTTGATGTAAACATCAAAATAATTAGACAGAGAAGGCTTAAACCTTGATATAAGTTCATCAGTTGTATAATACAAATTCTTGTATGGAACTGCCATCTAAATACTTGGAGTGTCTATATTATATGTATGAGCTATAAGGGGATATATAAACCATCCAATCCCAAAAAGTATATTGGTGACTCAAACAATATCATTTACAGGTCCTTGTGGGAAAGGAAGTTTATGTATTACTGTGACATGAATGAAAATATTCTTAAATGGTCCAGTGAAGAAATTTGGATACCATACTTATCTCCATTAGACAGAAGAGTTCACAAATATTTTCCTGACTTCTACATCAAGTACAAAACAACAGAAGGAATCATCAAAGAAAGTTTGATCGAAGTAAAACCTAAAAGACAGGTTGAAGGTCCTAAACCACAAAAGCGTGTGACTCAAAAACAAATGTATGAGATAAAGGAGTATGCCAAGAACCAGGCTAAGTGGGAAGCAGCAAAAGAGTTTTGTGCTGATAGAAGATGGGAATTCCAAATCTTAACGGAGGATAATCTTGGCGTATAAAACTATCTTTGAACAAGTTCAAGAAAGTTCTGGTGGCAAAAAACAATCAAAGGATTGGTATAGAAAGGAATTAGTAGAATTTGCACCAAGAAAATTAATCACAGATGAAAGGTCTGATGAGATTGGTGATGAATTAGAACGAGATAAAAATTTATCTACAACATTTCCAAGATTATTCAACCTGATGTTCTATCAATACAAAGCAAAGTGGCGTCAGGACTTACCTTACTATGATAAGTATCCTCTGGCATTTGTATTGGAAATGGATGAGAGGTCTTTCTTTGCAGTCAATTTACATTACTATTCACCAGAAGAACGCATGGGATTGGTAATGAGTTTATCAGAAGATAAGATTCCAAGTTTTAGGAAAGGAGCACATAAATACTTGATATCAGAGGTCAGAAGTCCTTACTTGATATTAGCACAACAAGAATGGCAAACCATGTGTCTATTACCAGTAGAAGAATTTGTAAGGGACTTAGGTGGGGTAGAGATACCAATTCCTTCCAACAAAGTGTGGGGTAGATAAGATGGCAGTAACTTATGGAGGACAAGGAAAAAACGAATTTGGATATAACTATCCCCTTCTCCCTGCTGGCAAACAAGACACACGACCTTTTTCAATTGTATATAATAAAGACACAAACGTATCACAAATTTATGTTAATACTGGAAATAATATTTTTGGAGTGCCCCAATTTGCTCCAGTAGGAACTATCAATTTCAATACAGGAAAACGTACATTAGTACCATCAACCACCCTTTCATATCCAGAACAATTAGCATTTAAATACGATGAAGACTGGGATGATCGTACTAAACTAGTAATAGCAGATGCTGCTCCATCTCAAAATCCTGACCAATTACTCCAACCCAGAGGAACTCAATCAGCACCTGCAACACCAGCAGGAGCACAAGCACCAGTAACAACACCAGGATCTGCTGCTGCTGGACCAGGAGGTGAAGAATTATCAGAAACAACAGATGCACTACAACCATTAGATTTTGGAGAAGACACATTTAAATCTTATGCCTATCCACTTAATTATAATCAAGGACAAGATAGAATTCATTTCTACCAATTACAATATCTTAGAACAGGTGTAATACAAACAGAAACTGAAATTAAAAATTACAAAAAACTTTCAGGTTCTGTAACTCTCCCTATGCCTAATGATATCACTGAAACTAATTCAGTAGGATGGGGAGAAGATAGTTTATCTAATGCTGCTGCTCTTTTGATGGGACCATTAACTCAAGGAGCTCAAATAATAACATCTGGCGAAAAATTTGGGCAGCTGCCTGATGTTGGAACAAAGCTAGCAAATGTTTTAAAAAGAAATGATGTTGGGATGAGAGTTCAGCAAACTTTAGTCGCCAGAGCAGCAGCAGGTTTAGTTGGGAAGTTTGGAATACAAGTCAATCCAGAAGCATTTATTACAAGATCTACTGGTGCTGCAATCAACCCCAACTTAGAACTCCTTTTTAATGGACCAAAGTTAAGGCAGTTTGGGTTTCAATTTAAAATGACTCCAAGAGATGAAAAAGAAGCAAGACAAATTAGAGGTATCATAAGATTTTTTAAAAAAGGAATGTCTCCCAGAAGATCAACAAATCAGGACCTTTCCTTTTTCTTAGGAACTCCAAATATTTTTAAAATCAAATTTGTATCTGGAAACGATAATAATGAATTAAAAAGCGTAGGTAAAATTAAAACTTGTGCTTTAGTTTCTTTTTCTGCTAATTATACTCCTGATGGATTCTATGCAGCATACAGTGACTCAGTTGTTGGTTCTCAACCAATTGCAGTTACCATACAATTAGGATTTACTGAATTAACTCCAGTATTCAGTGATGAATATGGAGATGATGATAATGATATTGGTCCAAATTCTTTTGATAAAGATTTTAATGTTTTAAATTTAAATACTTCCACAGCAGCAGACGATTCTGCCAGGGTCAGAGGTGCAGTGCAAGGTCCAGCAGCAGATGGAAGTGGAAGAACACTTCAAGAACAACAAGCATTACGAAGAACTGCAGAAGCAGCAGCAAGTCCAGACGCAGGAGGTAGATTATAATGTCTTATTTCAGAGAAGTATCAGACTTACTTTACCAGTCACAACAAACAAACAGAAACTCTGCATATGATTATGCAAGAGTCAAGAATCTGTTTAGAAGAGCAAAGATTCGTGACGACTTCTTTCAGAATGCTACTACATTTACAAAGTATAAGATTGTTGGTGAAGAACGTCCTGACCAAGTAGCAGAGAAAGTTTATGGAAGTTCTACCTATGATTGGGTTGTTCTAATCTCAAACAATATCCTCAACATAAGAACTGAATGGCCACTGTCTGATGCAGAGTTTTCTAACTACTTGGAAAGAAAATATACAGAAGCAGAGTTAGCATCAGCACATCACTATGAAACTACATTAGTGACTGATTCCAGAGGTAAGATGATTGTTCCTGCTGGTAAGATTGTTGATTCTAATTTTACAGTTAGATACTTTGATACCAATCTTGGAATTGAAGAAACAAAAGTTTATTATAAGTTTGATTCTACTAATCAAACATTTGATTCTGCAAAATTAAGAATCAACTCTACAAGAATTGTAGGGAGTTCTGGTTCTTATATTACTAAAAATCCTGTAAAAATGGTGAGTGTTTATGAATATGAAATCCAACAGAATGATAAGAAAAGAAACATCTATATCTTAAGACCAAGATATTTACAGACTGCTATTGACGATATTAGAAGAATTATGTCTTATGGATTCTCCTCACAGTATGTTGATGATAATACTAAAAAAGGGGAGAGTAGCAGAATACTCTCTCCAAGATAATTAGAAAGTGTTTTACTTATTAATGTGTAAGAAGGAACTAAACTGCGATAGTTCTCTGTTCTTTATCTCGGCCATTGATTTCTCCTTATAACTTTATTTATCAGACAGCGACGGTCTTCAAAGTACCATCATCTTCAACGAAGAGTTGATACTTTGTATCGTTTGGTGAAGTCAAAATGACACCTTGCGATGTATTGATACCAACTTTGACACTTCCAGATACCTCAAGTTTTTGTGTTGGATTTGTGGTTCCAATGCCAACCAATCCAGCACTAGTTGTGGTAATAACTGTTCCACCAGTTCCAACATTTAACGATGTTGTTGAAGTTAAACCAGTAATCTGAACTCCATTTGATAACGTTGTTGTTCCATTTGCAGCGTTATTAAAAACTACATTTCCATTTGCATAAAAAGCAGCATGTGAATTTATAATAACACTTCCACTCGCCGAAGAATTAAGTATATTCAGAACATCATATATACCATAAATTTTTGGTCCATCTAAACCAGTATCAGATCTTTTCCAAGTCAGTTCGGTGTATGAATTTGAAAGATTATCAATTAATAGAGAACCATTAATGCTACCGTTATCAGAAACAAGAACACTACTGGTGGTTACAATACCAGAAACTGTTACATTATTACTAAAAGTAGAAACACCAGAAACATTTAATTGATTGGTAAATGTAGTTCCAGTGACTGTTACACCAACACCAAGAGTTTCAAATTTCTTAGAGTTATCATAATAAAGTTCTACTGAACCATCTGGGGTAAAGATTGCTAAAGTATCACTACCAGTTCCGTTCTTTGCAAGTTTAATTTCATTATCAGAATCAATTAATAATCCACCAGTTCCACCATCACGGATAACGCTTACAGAACCATTATGGAATACTTGTAAATCATTACCATCACCAAAATTAATAACTCCATTATCTTTTAAGTATATGTCACCGTTAGCATTTGCAAAGGTTAAATCACCACTAATATTTGCAGAATTAAAGTTTACTGTT